AAATTTTTCTAAATTTAAATATATCTGATTTTCTACTTGAACTTCATTCACATATCTAACTGAATCTTTTCCTAAAAAATCTAATTTAACTTTATTATCTGGCTTCAAAATTATATGTTCATATCTAAGTGATGTTACACCTACTGTATCTGCTTCATCATCACCTTTTTCATTACCAACTCTGAGTGCTAATTTATCAATAAAATATAAAGATGTCGCAAGTTGTGCTGTTTGTAAATTAGTTGATCTTACATTTTCCTCATTTGTTTTACGAATTTTATCAATTAGTTTTACTAATCTCCGAGCTTTATCAAACTTTTCTTGATCTGATTTAGCTTTAAAATCTGATTTTGCACCTAACCATACATATTTAGTTTTACCAGTAATTGTATCTTTCCATGCAGCCAACCATTCTAATTTATTATCATGAACTATTTTTTTCCATTTTTCTCCAGTATAAAAATCTGGTAATTTAGGGATTGGTGCATTTTTAGAAAGATTTAATATTATATCTTTAGGTTCAATCCTTTTTTTAATCATACCTAATTTAGGATGACATCCACGACCTATAAAAATACCAGGTGGTTCCATTTTATAATTTCCTACTGGTTGTGGTTTATCATCTACTATAGCTGTTTTATATATTTCTTCTTGTTCATTCTGTTCTTCTTTTAAAGTAAGTTTTTGTTCTGATGATAATAACTTTTTTTTTTCTTTATGTGATTCTAAATATTTTACTATTTTTGAAAAATCACATAGTTCTAATTTTTCAATTGGAATTGATATTCCTTTTAATGTTGGTTTCCATGACTTGAAGAAATTTTTATTAAAAGTTTTTGATTTTATATATTCACTATCAATATATTTCGCATAAAGAGTAGCATATTCTTCTGCTAATGGTGGTAAAATTACATCAATTCCATTGTATTGAATTGGAATTTTATGAGGTTTATATAAAGCAGGAAATGATACACCATTATGAATAAAAGTAGACCATTTTTTTTCACCTTTTGCTCCACCAAATTGTTGATAAATATAATATCTAGATAATAATCTTGTATTTTCCATCAAGGTTTAATTAATATAAAGATAGAAAAATATTATTTATTATAATAATTTTCTATATACACTTGTAAAAAATTGTAATTATTTATAAATTGATTTAAATAGTTATAAATAATTATATATATAATTATTTATGGCTTCTAAGAAAGAACCATCACTAATTTGTAATAAACGTATTCAAAAAGAATATACAGAATTAATTGAAAATCCATTACCAAATATTAAAATTGCACATGCACCTGATAATATTTTAGATTGGTATTGTATAATATATGATTTAGATGAAGATGAATATATTAATGGTGAATATATTTTTAATATTAAAATGTCTCCAAATTATCCATTTGAACCACCTAAATTCTTCTTTTTAACACCAAATGGAAGATTCGATACTAAAAAAAAATTATGTTTTTCTAATTCTTCATATCATAAAGAATCTTGGTCACCAATGTGGACTATAAAAACAATAATCTTAGGATTTTTATCATTCTTTTTAGAAAAGAATTCGTGTGGTATTGGTCATTTAATAACACCTATTGATAATAAAAAAATACTAGCTAATAATTCATCTGATTATAATAAAAAAAACTTTAAACTTATTTTAGATTTTTTTAACCAAAGTGTTTAAATTTATGAAAATATTGTTTTATCAATATTTGGTTCAATTACACCAATTCTAAATATTAGAGTATTCTGAAACTTTTGATAATATGGATGTCTAAAATATGTACAAACACATCTATAATTTCTAATAAAATAACCATTTGAATCTGTATAACATGTACAAACTTTATTTTTATCAACAAATTTATCGGTATAATCTTCTTGTGAATTTTTTAATTGATTACCATTAAAATTTAATATTTTAATTGTCATTTGATTTATCTGACCTAATAATGAAAACTTAAACATTTTATCAATGAAACCAGATGATGTATATAAAATATCACAATTACATCCATCTGGAAACATTATTGAAAATGATTTACCAACTGCATCATTAGTTGAATTTTCATTAGGATTTTGAAATTCATCTATATAAAGTAATGTATATTTATCATTTGCTAATGAATATGATTGTAATTTATATCTAGCAATATAATTATTTATTGAATTATTTATTGAATTACTTTGATATTCATAAACTGTACTTACTATATTTGGATAATCTTCTACTTCTCCAAAACGTATATATTTTGTTCCTGAAACATCAGTAATATCAATTATTGCAAAAGATCCTGAAACATCAGAAGATGCTAAATTAAATACAGAATTTCTAGGATTAGAAACTAAATTTAACTGTGAAACAAAAGAAAAATTAGCATTATTTAAAGAAGTATCTTGTTTAATGTAATAATATTTAGTTGGTATAATTCCAGTATCTAATTTAATATATTTAACATAATCAAACTTTTTCATTATATTAGCATCTTTAGTTCCAGGTAATCCATTAAATTTTACACGATATGAAAAAGGATTTATATATTTTTCTATATCTCTATCTGCTGAATCTATAACAATTGTATATTCTTGTAATGTTTCTGCATACACATTTTTAGTAACATTGTTATGAATAAGATTGTTTGGTTTTTCATATTTATTTAACATTTGATGAGGAGGATTTAATGATCCTACATCATATGGCATACCATTTTGAATATCACCAGAACCAAGTCTTTCTAATCTATCAGATGTAATATTATTTGAAAAAATATTTTTAATATCTTTTTCAATTAAATCAATTTGTGATAAAATATTTTGATTATTTGTTATCAATGTATTAGAATTATATAGTTTTATTGGATCAATTTCTTGTCCACGATTCATATGTGTTTCTTCTATTTGTTGATTTGTTACGTCTTGCCCTTTGGGCTTGCAACCTAGCGCAAGTGGTAAGTCCTTGTAAAGGTCTGATGGATTAAAATATTTTTGTTCTATATTAAGATTAGTTCTTCTATAGTTATCTATTCCTGAATTCATTATACAAGTAGTATATATTTTTAATTATAATTTTTTTCTTCATAAAAAATTGAACATTTTTAATATTGCATTTAAGATACATTCCATATTATATATAATGAAATCAGAAACAATCATAAAAAAGATTATTAATCAGATAGATAGCAATGCAGAAATGATGAAAAATTTGTTATTAGAATTAGAAGAATCACTAGAAAAAGAAAATATGAAATTAAAAGAAGATATTAGTAAAAAAATATCAGCATCATTTGATTTAGAATTAAATCAAGTACTTAAAAAAGTAATCAAAAAAAAGAAAAATACATCTGGTAGTGATATAAATAATATTTTAGAATCAATAGATGATATGGAGGAAGTTAAAGATTTTGTACCAATATATAAAAAAATAATAACTAATGATAAAGAATATTATTATGATGATAAACCAAATGGAGTAGTTATTGAAACATTAGAAAATAATTCAAATAGAATTGTTGGTTATATTGATAATATCTCAAAAAACATTATATTTATGTAACTATTTTTTTTATTTTATTATTCTATATTATAATTATGGGTAAATCATTTAAACCACAAAATGAAGATTTAAAATGTGCTCCATCAAAGAAATATTCAGATAAATCATGTTTTACTTTAGAATCTCTTATACGTATGGCTCAAGCATATAATAATAAAATTAATGAAAAAAAATTTAAAGGAAAACTAATTGATATTAAAAATGAAAAAAAACATCTTGTACTTGAATTAACAGACCGTTTAAAAGACATTTGCGATGATCAAATATGTTGGTTAAAACAAGATTTTATTAAAGAAATTAATGATTTAGATGCACAAGAAAATACTTTTAGACCACAGGGACCACAAGGACGTTTTACTTGGTTGAATACAACAAATATTGATCAAATTATGTCTCAATATGAAGAAAAATATAAAGATTTTAAATTTTTTGGAGCAATACCTATTGATTTTGATGAAATACCACATTATAATATTCGTAAATTAAATTTTGACAATCTTATTAATAAAGATGGAAAAACTAAAATTGGTTTTGTGTTTAATTTTGATGAACATTGGCAAAGTGGATCACACTGGGTTTCTATGTTTGCTGATTTAAAAAAAGGACAAATATATTATTTTGATTCATATGGTACTAGACCTAAAAAAAGAATTAGAAATTTAGTTAATAGAATTGCAAAATGGTATTATACTAGAAATATTATGAATTCAAAATCAGACACAGAATCTATGACAGAAAAATCATTTATGAATCCAGAAAATCCAAATTATATTGAAAAAAAATTAAAACATATAAAATTTAATATGTCAAGACATCAATTTAAAAATTCAGAATGTGGTGTTTATTCTGTAAATTTTATTTTAAGATTATTAAAAGGAGAAACTTTTGAATATATTTGTGATAATATAACTTCTGATGATGAAGTTAATCAATGTAGGGAAGTTTATTTTAGATTTAGTTAATAATATTTACAAGTTTATTTTGGATTGATTAAAATACTTAAAAATAAAATGTGTAATATTTTTAATGGATGAAAATAATATAGATATAAGTTCAAATAATATAGATATAAGTTCAAATATTTTTATTCAAGAAAATATATATAATACACCAGAAATAATTGAATCAATTGAGATTGCAAGAGAAACTTATTTTTTTACTTATTATGATGATGATGATTATAATTATAATTATAATATAAATGAAAAAAATGTTTTAATATTTATTTATGAGCAAATAGCAAATATATATACTAATAATTCTTTAATTAGTTTATTATATCATATGAAATATTTTTATGATTTAAATTTTCCAGAATATGAAAGTATTTTTAATTTATTTTACTTATCAGTGTATCCACAAGCAATAAGAACAGATAGAATAACATCAGGTATAGTTCAAATAAATTCTAATGGTAATGAAGTTCTTAATAGTTTTATAAGTACATCAAATAATTTAACTGAAATAATTAATAATTTAATTAATCCAAATATAAATGATATATCTAGAAATCAAAATTTACTAAATAGTGATATTTCAAGAAATCGATATTATAATAATTCTTTAATGTCTGAAATAGCATTTTTATCAACAATATTTAATATGCAAAGTAATGAAAGTATTTTACATGTATTAAATTTAATGAACACTATAATTGAACAAAGAGAAGATCAATCTACTGCAGATAAAGAAGATATTGATACATTTGAAACTGGAAATTTTTCAGATGTTGAAAAAAATATTTTAGAAAAAAATTCAGATTATTGTACAATTTGTCAAGAAAATTATGAAAAAACATCACAAATTAAAATTTTACCTTGTGAACATTTTTTTCATTGTTCATGTATTGATCCATGGTTATTAAACTGTTCTAATTTATGTCCAATATGTAGACAAAATGTAAGTGATAAAAAATAATTGTAATTTTTATTATTTAAATATATACTATCAATATTGTATATATTTAAATGAAAAATAAAACTATTAATAAAGTAATTAAACAAATAATTGGTAATAATAAATTAATTTTTCCAGATTCTAAAAAAATATTATTTGATTTAATAAAAGATAGTTTATATATTTTTTTCCCTAAATTAGAAATAACTGATGACCAAATAAACATATATATTGATGAATTATTAATTAAACCAAAACAAAAACTATCTATTTCTAATATTGTAGAAAAAATTGTTAATCAATATAATGATTTATCACAATTAATTATTCCAAAATTTACTCATAATGATGTACGTGATCAATTTTATAGAAAAATTTGTGATCAAATACAAATTCCTGATAATTATATTAAATTTTGGAATCAATATAAAACAATAGAAAATGTTCCTCAACCCGAACAAAAAACACAAGCCTGGTTTGATATGAGAAATAATTTTATTACTGCTTCTGCTGGTGCACAAGCAATTGGAGAATCAAAATATGAAAAACCCATTGAACTTATTAAACACAAAATAGGACTTGGTAAACCATTTGATGAAAATTTTAATGTTCATCATGGTAAAAAATTTGAAAAAATAGCAATCCTCATTTATGAAAATATTTATAATAATAAAATTGGTGAATTTGGGTTAGTTCCTCATATTGGATCTGATGATCAACCAATGATTCCATTTTTAGGCGCATCACCAGATGGCATTTGTACTTGTTCTACTTTAGATGGTACATTTTCTCCAATGGTTGGTCGTATGTTAGAAATTAAATGTGTAACATCTAGAGTAATAAATACTGAAGGTGATGAAGATGGAGTAATTACTCCTCATTATTACTGGGTTCAAGTACAATTACAATTAGAATGTTGTAATCTAGAAGAATGTGATTTTTGGCAATGTAAATTACAAGACGGTGTAATAAAAAAATTTAAAGTTGGTGATGAATGGACTGCTAGATCAATACCATGGACATATGAACAATGGAAAAATTTAATAGAAAGTGATGATACAGAAACTTTTCATACTGAACAACAAAATAAAAATATTTATGTAGATCCATTACATAAATATGGCACAATGATAGAATTAATACCAAATAAAAAAGATGATTTACCTGCTCATCATCAAATAGAATGGTATGCTAAATATATTTATCCAACTGAATTAAATGGAACTATTAAAGATAAAATAGAATGGGCAGAATCAATGAGATGTAATTGGAAAAATGCATATCCTGAACTATCAACAGAATATAAATTTGGACGTATTCTTTATTGGCATTTATCTAAATCACACTGTTATTTAATTAAAAGAGATAGAGAATGGTTTAAGAGATCTTATCCAAAATTTAAAGAATTTTGGGATCAAGTTATTGAACTTAGAAATAATCCAGTTAAAAAACAAGAATTAATAGATAAAATCGCTCATGATGAAATTAATAAAGTTGAAAAAAAACTTAAAAGATTAGAAACAAAAGTAGTAAAAGAAAATATGAATTATGCAAATATGTTTGATTCGGACTCTGATTAATTTATGCAATCTGATCATTAATAAATTGTCCTGTAAATATTTCATCACCACCAAATGAATATAATGTACCTGTTCCATGTCTATAACCATTTTTCCACTCTCCTATATATTCAATTATTTCATATTTTTCATCATTTTTATAAAACGATGAACCATGTCCATTTTCTTTATTATTTTGAAATTCACCCTGATATTTTATTAAACCATTTGGATAATATGTTGATCCAATATTATATTTTCCTGATGTAAATGTACCATTATATATCATAACATTATTTTTTGTCTCAATACCATTTGTAATTAAGCCATTAGAAAAATTACCATTATATGTTGTTCCATCAAGTTTATATTTAAATCCTTTACCATCTAATTTCCAATCATTTGATAATTTAATAAACTCTCCTGATTCAATTAATTTTAAATTCTTAATTGAATATTTAATTTTTGATTCTATTTCTGATACATCAGGAAAATATAATATATCTATATATAATATATTATTATCTTTTTCTTTAAAATATTTATATCCATTAATAAATATATCATTATCTTTGTTATACTTACCTATTATTACTTCATTTTCACCATACAATATTTCTTTAATATGATCTTCTTTCAAAAAAATATTTTCTTCTATTATATTCATATTATTTCCAATCATATAAGATATATTTTCATTTATAATTTTATTTGAAATATGATCTTTTATTTTATAAAAATAAGATATTTCTTCTAACATTTGTATATTATTGGTGATTGATAAAAAATCAATTAAATTATCTTGTTTTGATAATTTTTCAAGTAAAAATCTCATAAAATCTACAATATATTCCTTATATATATCTTTAACTCTATTAATTTTAAATTCATAATTTTCATTTAAATTTTTTATAAATTCAAACCCCTTTATAGGAATTCCATCTTGATAAAATGATACATTCATAATTGAACCATTATCTTTATTATGGTCTATACACCATCCATCATTAATTTCATTAATTTTAAATCCTTGAAAGGTCATTATATTATTTGTAATAATTTTATAATAAATAGGTTTATTAATATTATCATTAATCCATGAACCATCATATAAATATTTTCCATTTGATGAATACATCAATCCAAAACCATGTCTATTAGAACATAATACTTGGCCTTTATATATTTCTAAATTTTTATATATAATTGTACCATATCCAGATAATTCTCCTTGATTAAAATCACCATCATAAATATCAATTTTATTATCATGATTTAAATATTTAATCCTTCCTTTTCCATCTGGTAGTTTTGTTAATAAATCAATATATCCTTGATACATATATTCGGTTTTATATTCTTTAACATAATTAGAATCTGGAATAGTAACAATGAAATCTGTCATAAATTATTTATAAATATATATCATACTTACATATTCAATAATCTAATATTTCAAATTTTTTAATATATTTATAATGTAATCAGCTCTTATTTTAACTGCATCTATATTATTAAGATTAATTTTTATATCTGATAAATTTTCTATTATTGAATAAAATTTCATATTTATACACTTTGTTTTTTTATCAATAAAATTTATATTATCTATCTCATATAAATTTATCAATATAATATAAAAATCTATAAATGAATTATTTAAATATTCTATATTTATCTCTTTTTCTGATTTACTAAATATCTTATTTAATCTTTTAATTATTTCCAACGTTTTATAATTAAAATTACGACAAGTTTCTATACATATCATATAAATGTCAAATAATCTTCCAAACTCATTAGTTATTTCAAAATCATATGGCATCTCTAAATATAAATTAATTAAACATGAATCTTTCATACTAATTTTTTTTATATTCTTAAAAATAATAGAAAATTCAAAATCTATAAATTGTATATTATTTAATGGATCATATTTATCAAGTAAAATATTATTCGATTTTAAATCACCATGTACAAAACCATATTCTAAATAAACTTCTTCTTTTAATAATAATATTTCTCTATAAATTGATATTATTAATTGTATACTATACACACTTTGTATTAAATCAAAAAATGTTACCATATTTGGATTATAATCACCAAATAAAAAACAAATTTTATTTGGTATTTCTAATAATTCTTTTGTTGATTTTAATTCTGAAAAAATTTCAATTGCATTAATATTTAATTTTGGTAAATTAATAATTGTATCTTTATCTAAATTATTAATAATATATATAGATGTAAATGATTTGAATGATTTATGATTTATTAAATTATATATAAAATATTCATAATCAATATAATTAATATAATCACTGTCATCTAG